ATCGGTAGTGTCAGAAAAATATAATAAATTTGGGGAAGATGCTTGACATTATGCTTCAAATCTGTTATAATAAGATATATGCAAAAGAAGAATTATAAACTTCTTTTTATAGTGCAAGGAAGAGGGTTTTACCAGAGGCTCGAACTTGACTGCTCAGGGGTTGTACCCAGGCATAACTTGGAAAACAAGGGGTGTCAAATCGCCGACAGGTGAGAGTAGGTTGTAACAGAATAGGAAATGGAATCCGGTCTGTTACTTGTGGGTATTCCATAGTCCCACCTATTTCGCATATAAATATAAACATATATTATATACAAAGTGGATAAGATAAAAATACAAATACAATCATACAAGGAGATACAAATATGAATACAAGTATTGCGGCCTTAAAAAGGTCAAAGTCTAATTTAGACACACTCATAGGCGAACTAAATAAAGTTGCCGAACCTCAAAAACAATCAAACTCATATGCTGATGATAGATTCTGGAAACCAGAACTAGATAAATCAGGTAATGGTTATGCTGTTTTTAGATTTTTACCAGCAGTTAAAGACGAAGATTTACCATGGGCAAGATTATGGTCCCATGCATTTCAAGGACCAGGCGGGTGGTACATTGAAAATAGTTTAACAACTATGAACAAAAAAGATCCAGTAAGTGAATCAAACAGTTTACTCTGGAACTCTGGCGTAGATGCCGATAAAGAGATTGCAAGAAAAAGAAAAAGAAAATTATCTTATGTTGCAAATGTTCTAATTATTAATGACGCAAAACATCCTGAGAATGAAGGTCAAATCAAACTATTTAAGTTTGGTAAGAAAATCTTTGATAAGATTACTGAAGCGATGAAACCTGAATTTGAAGATGAGAAACCTATCAACCCATTTGATTTCTGGGAAGGTGCAAACTTCAAACTGAAAATCAGAAAAGTTGATGGTTACTGGAATTATGATAAATCTGAGTTTGATAGTCCATCAGCAATCAAAGATAATGATGAGGCGATTGAAGAAATTTGGAATAAACAGTATGCGTTAAAACCTTTTCTGGCACCTGAAAACTTTAAATCTTATGATGAGCTTAAAGCAAAACTTGATAAAGTTTTAAGTGGTGTTAGAAACACTGGTACTGCTGAAGATGTTGCAATCCCACCGTCAACAACTTATAGTAAACCAGATGTTGTAGCAGAAACAGTAGATACACCGACTCCAGAAGTTGTGAATGATGATGATGGCGATGAAACGCTATCTTATTTTTCTAAACTAGCGGAAGAGGACGAGTAATCTCTCCACCTGTTTTCTCTATATTGGGGTTAGGATATTCTGTTCTAACCCCTTTTTATATAAATATTACTATTATATTATGAAAGAACTTTGAGATATCAAATTAAACGAGGAGTTTATATGGAAATTATTACTAAGATAAAGTCATGGTCAGCAGCACTAGCAGACGTAGGTGTTTCACTTATCGCTCTAGGCATCGTGCTTGAAGTATTATTTAGCGGACAAAACGTACCGTTTTGGCCAGACATTAGTGTAATAGCAAATGTTCAATCAATTATCGCTGGGTTTAGTGCTCAAGGGTTAGTTGGTTTAGTTGCTGTTTGGGTTTTATACTCAATATATACTAAAAAATAACTTAACTAAGATATAGAAGAATTTAGGGGCGCTTGACGCCCCTTTTTTTATGCATAAATAGGAGTATGGACTTATTTTTTAAATTAGTTATTGAATTTGGTGTACCTGTAGCAGCATCGTCTATTATGGGTCTTTTCATTTATATTATTCTAAAATACATATTAGGATCAGTAGTTGGTCAAGTACAAGGTATGCACGGTATCATTATGGGATTAGATAATAGAATTAAAACAATGAACAATGACATGATTAAATTAGATTTGCTGATATCTCACGCCTTAAAACTTCGACCAGATGAAGATAGAATTTCTAGGGCAGATGGGAAAATAGACGCTAGAAAGGACTAATGGACATTGTAGAAATCATAGACAAGTATGGCTTTGCCACAGTTGCAGCCGCAGCTATGGGGTGGTTCATTTACTTCATTTACACTTTCATAACAACCGAAGTCAAAGTAAAATTAGGTGAAGCAAGTGGTGTACTTATAGGTCTCATTGATAGAATCAGAATGCTCGACAATGACCTGATTAGACTAAGGTCAAAACTAAACACCGTACTTGAAATGCAAGAAAATGAAAAGGAGAAACAGCATGGAAATAGCGATAATATTAAAGATAATAATTTGCCACTGGATAGGAGACGGCCTTCTTCAAACCGAAAAGATGGCAACACAAAAGAGTAAATCAACTTATTGGTTATCTGCTCATGTAGGGGCATATAGTATTCCCTTTATTGTTGTATTCTATAATATACTAGGGTGGGTGTTACTTATGGCAATCTTACATTGGATACAAGACTGGATAACATCAAGAATCAATGCTAATTATCTACAAGTAAAAAACAACACTATGTTTTGGAACTCAATATGGACAGACCAGATGATACATTACATCATATTGTTTGTCTCTATTACTTATTTTATATAAATATAAGCATGAAAACACTATTAAATATAGTGTTAGTATCATTTTTTTATGTGTTATTGGTGGGTCCTAACACTCTTACAGCAAGCGAACTAGTGCATAACTTTAGTAATCCATCTTTTAGTGGAAGTGGATATTCTAGTCATGTTTTGTCTATTGAACAATTACAACACAATAGATCAAAAGATGTAAAAGATGAAGCTAAGTCAGCGGCAGCTGCAACCGAAAGAGCAGAGAACAATACTACAATTAATAAGTTTATTAAAAATGTAGAGAGTAGAATTTATGCTAACTTATCAAAGCAGTTAGTTGATAATATGTTTGGCGAATCCTGTACGGGCACTTGTCCTACATCTGGTACTGCTGAAGTAGAAGGTTCTACAATTTATTGGGTGAAAGATACATCAACTGAAATAATTACATTAACAATAACTGACCCAAATGGTAATGTTACCACAATGTCGGTGCCTTTAGGCGACTTTAATTTTTAGGAAATATTATGGACATTTATACGTCATTGAAAATAATAGGATTACTATGCCTTTTAACAGGTTGTGCTTCAACAGGAAACAATAGTCAATATACAAATGTTTCAGAGCCGTATATAGAGGGCACTACTACTACAAAAAAATTACAAGAGATTCCAGATTTAGATAATCAACCTGTAATTACAATTGCAGTTTATGAGTTCACAGACCAAACAGGTCAAAGAAAACCTAGTCCTAATTTTTCACAGTTATCAACTGCTGTAACTCAAGGACCTGATGTGTGGGTTATCAATGCATTAAAAGAAGTTAGTAATGGTAATTTTTTTAAAGTAGTAGAAAGAAAAAGTTTAAGTAATCTAGTTAAAGAAAGACAATTAATTAGAAGTACAAGAGAATTATATGATGGTGAAACACAAGCAACGAATACCTTAAAACCATTATTGTTTGCAGGTCTACTAATAGAAGGTGGTATTGTTGGTTATGATAGTAATGTTATGAGTGGTGGTGCAGGTGCAAGATATTTTGGCATAGGTGTAAACGAAACATATAGAACAGATCAAGTTACAGTTTCGCTTAGACTTGTTTCAGTACAGACTGGAGAAATACTACTTACAGTCCACGCAACAAAGACAATCGCAAGTCATAAAACAGGCGGTGATGTATTCAGATTTTTAGATATGGGTACAAAGGCTTTAGAAATAGAAACTGGTGCGGCTACAAACGAACCAGTTAGTTATGCTATAAGAACTACAATAGAACACGCTGTCTTACAAATGGTATACGAGGGCGTGAATAAAGAATTTTGGAAAATTAAGGGAGTAGAAAAAATAAGATATGAAAACAATAACTAAATTAGTTATGTTTTTGATGATAATTTCGGCGCCAGTAATGGCAAATGATATTTATGTAACACAATCTGGAGCAACATTAACTTTAGATGTATTACAAGACGGACAAAACAACACAATTGGTAACAGCACTACAGCCTCTACGGTTACAGGTGCAACATCAAATTTCAATATCGACCAAGTTGGCGATTCAAACGTATTGACTTTTGATATCAATGGTGCAACATATACAGGTACATTTAGTACAACTGGTAATAGTAACAACATAGACTTCAATTGTGATAGTGGTGGAACAGTCAGCTCATGTGCTACTGTAACTGCTTCAATTGTTTGGGTAGGTTCTTCAAACGACCTAGATATTGATGTTGGTGAAACAGCAGACGCTACAGGCGCCAATGTTTCAATAACAGGTGCTTCTGGTAGTGATTCGAATACAATTGCAGGAACAGTTGATGGTACTAGTGTTATCTTTACTTTATCAGTAAATGGTGATACAAATAATTTCTTAGTTGATATAGACGGAGATGGTGATAGTGCAGGTCATACCTACATACACACACATACAGGTTCAATTGCTGACGTAGATATCACACAATCAGGTATCTATGACAATATGATTACTCTAACAACTTCAGGAGACAATCACAATATTGATATAATCCAAAGAGATTAAAATGTACATACCCAAGTGGTTTATCTTTATATTATTTCTTTTTATATTGTTTAAATGTAGTGGCACCTCAGCTAATATTGGTGAGGTTGCCCTACATGAAGGTAATGCTAACATTGATAGAAAAGATGGCGACAAGGGTATTGCAGTAGAGAAGAACTTAGAAATATTTTCATACGACACAGTTAAAACAGGCAACGGTAAAGTTGGCATTGAATTTATAGATGATACTAGGGTTGATGTAACTCAGCATAGTAAATTAATTATTGATGAATTTGTTTATGATCCAAATACTAACACAGGTAAACTTTCACTTTCAGCAAAATTAGGCACAGTAAGATATGCTTCTGGTCAGATTGCAAAAAACTCAAAACAAAATGTAAAGATAACAACACCTACAGCAACGATTGGTGTTCGTGGTACAGACTTCACAATGACCATAGATGAGATAGGTTCATCTACAATTATTTTATTACCAAGTTGCGACACAAATGGTAATTGTTTTGTTGGTGAGATTAGTGTAGAATCAGATGCAGGACAAGTCATACTGAATCAGGCATTTCAAGCTACAGTTGTTGATACTGTTTCTACTAGACCATTAACACCTGTCATTTTAAGTTTAGATGAAGATATGATTAATAACTTATTGATTGTTTCTAAACCTGCTGAAATAGAAGAAATGCAAACGGCTGAAGGATTAAATGAAGTTGCAAATGCTTTAGACATTGACTTTTTACAATTTGATGATTTAGAAATAGATTACCTTGAGGAAGATGAAAGTCAATTTGTAACAGGACTTGAAATAGATTTTTTAGAACAAAACTTTTTAGCAGATATCTTAGAACAAATCAACAAAGAATTAGCAAAAGCGATGAGGTCAGAATTTGATAAACAAAAATCAACAGACGGAATACAACTAGGTAGGAATGCTGAGACTGGCGTTGTAATATTAGATGAAGATCCACAATGGGTATGGATACGAGAGGATGCTAGTGGGTCATATATAGAATTAAGATTAGACAAAGAATATGGTTATGTATTAAATGTAATACAAAGCGAATTTGAACAATATGATTTTGAATTAGGAGGTGTAGAAAATGTTATCAATATTCAGCAAATTAATTAAAGACAATATACTATTAATATTTTTAGTAATCTTTATATTGTTTATTTCTACAAATGGTAAAGCAGAAACAGTCCATATTAACTATACTGATACTAATATGTACAATAATATGAAAAGTGAATTAGAAGATATGGGCTTTACTGTTACTGGTACAAATAGTGGTACTGTAACACTATCAGATTTTACTAGCAAAGATTTACATATCAATGTTGCAGGTAGTTCAAATTGTGGTAATAATTGTAAGACAGCATATGAAAGTTATATTGGTGCAGGTGGTACAGTTATAATTGCAGGTAACGGTGACCATGATGGCAATAGAACAGGTAATATTGAACAGTTAATAGAAAGTAAATTAAGTGTAGGTACTATTACAATGCACACAGGTGAAGCAAGTTATACATCATGGTGGCAAGGTAATAGATTTTCAGGAGCAGCAACAACTGGTTATACTGCTGTTAGAAACCTTTTTACTATGAACTCTGGTGGTACAAGTCTTGGTAACAACCATTCAGGTGGTACTGGTTTGCATACTTGGGCAGAATATAGCTATGGCAGTAATGGTGGTAAACTAGTAGTTACTTTTGACCAAATACAATTCAATCAATCGAACTCAACATGGTCAACTAGAACATGGGCAGGTATAGAACAACAACTTGAAGAAATGGGTATATTATCAACCACAGTAAACATAACACCAACAACAACTCAATCATCTACAATTACAAGTGATAAAGCACAAACAGGTAATGGTGTTAAGATGAATGTTGATGGTGATGGCAATACAATTAACATTGAGCAAACAGGCGAAGATAATTTTATCATAGGTACAAACTGGTCTAGTGATAGTGCAATCACAGGTAATAATAATACTGTTAATATAGACCAAGGTAATGTAACAACAAGTGGTACAAGTGGTAATAATGGTATTGCATTAGATATAACAGGCAATACAAATACACTTAATATTTCACAAGGCGATTATGGTACAGATACAGGTGACCATAGAATATGGTTAGATATTGACGGCTCTACAAATACACTAACTTTACAACAACGAAATGATGGCACAACTTCAAGTGAGCATTATATGAATTTAGATTTAGATTCATCTTCAAATGTCATTACAATGCAACAACTTGATAATGGAGATAAGACCTTATTTTTAGATATAAATAATAACAATAACGCAGTAGATATAAACCAATCTGGTAGTGGTGAACACTTTTTGGATTTAACTTTAGGTTCAGGTAGTTACGCTCATGATGTTGATATATCACAAACAGGTACAGGTGACCATGCAGCTCGTGTTGACTTAGATGGTTACTCTACTGATTTTGATTTATCACAAACTGGTTCTACTGACCAAGATTATAATGTAGATATGACTTGTGGAGT